GATCGAGTTCGGGTACGAGCCACTGTGTTGAGGGTAAGGCAGCGTCTTCATTAGCCATAGAAACACTGTGAACACGAAGGCTTAGCTCTTATGCTAAGGCAATAAGTTTGTCTCGTCTACATCGCGGTTTAGCGGCGCCCGCTTAATCGTCCAACCAATCCTGAATCCTTGCTGCGCGTGCTACGGTCCAGGTCGATTGAGCGGTAAACCAGTCGTGCCAGTTCTCGCTGCCCTTGCTGCGGTTACAGGTACGGCAAGCGGGTACAAGGTTGCTTACAACGGTGTTGCCACCTTTATGACGTGGTTTGACGTGATCTAAGGTATCGGCTGCAGCGTCGCAGTAGGCGCAGCAATGCTGCCATGCCTCAAAAATTTGCTGCCTAAACCGTTGCTTAGCGGAGCGCTTGGGGACGAGGGATGTGCCATCAATCTGATGATCCACGCAACTCCGGGATGGGTAGGACGTTGACCGAAAGACCTAAGATATGGTCGTTCGATGGAGCTAACTCTGTGAGACGGGAGGCGAAATCGTCACTTACGGTTTCGGGGTCGTCGTCTTCGCTTTCGACGACGATTGTGTACTCGATCTCTAGGACGTACTGCCTCATACGGTGGGGGTGCAGGTAATTTCAACGCCCCCGCGATGGCGTGGACGCAGTGTAAGCCAGATTCCGCCGAGTGACTTCGGCATGACGATGCGTTCCACCGCCCATCCGCCGGTTCCTCCGAACTCCTGCTTGTAGGTGCCGCACTGGACGTGCCAGCGCTGCTCCACCCAGGCGCGGCCGTTCTGATCGACGCGATAGCAGGAGTGGGCGACGACGCTGCGCTCGTGGTTGTGGCCGTTTACGAGGATGTCGGCGTCTGGAGCGATCGAGGCATAGCGTCCACCGCCCATGGTGCCCTTAGTAATGATGCCGCCCCAGGCGCCGTGATGGAAGAACAACATGCAGCGCCTGGTTTTGCTGTTGCCGTCCTGCGTAAAGCTGAACCTAAGCCAGCCCTGATAGCCCATGTGCTCAATGTTGCTGCCGTTGTTGCGCATCAACCGCACAACATTTTCTAAGGGGTCGATCTCCTGGTTGTTGCTTACGGCGGTTTCGTGGTTGCCATCGCCTGCCATAAGGATGATGTCTTGCCACGGCTTGAAGAACTCCGCGGCCTCACTAAATACGAGGTCAAAGTAATTACCGCCTAGGTGTTCTGGGCGGATGTCACCTTTGCTTGCTCGGCGGTCCTTTTTGCCCTGCATGAGGCAGAGCACATCTCCGAACATAAGGACGTGGCCATTCTGGGCGCGGCATTCATCGAGATGCTTGGCCAGCAGCTTGCGGTCGCACTTCGGGTTGTCTAAGTGGATGTCACTAAGTAGCAGGAATGTCGCTGTTTCGGTAAAGGTTGTGTAGGGGATGCGCAGCTCTAGAAGCTCTGGCGTCTTGCGAATAGAGGTGATGTCCACAAGACGGGGCTCCGTGTGTACTTAGCCTAAGGGGCGTGGCTTACAAGCATTGCCCAGCCGGTGCCGGGGCCATCAACCTCCCAGCGACGCAACCAGTTTTTACGGCTGTAGGCGATTCCGGCACCTTTGGTGTGGTTGAGGTAGCCGCCGTTCACCATGTCGGCCTCGCCGTTCGGATCGTTGTGGATGTAAGCGCCGCTGGTTGCGCCGATAATCACGCTCCAGTGACCGCCGCCGGTGGGTGCGCCGACAGGCCCCTTATGCAGCCAGCCCACCATCACTGGGCGCCCCGCCTCCAGCTCAGTGTCGATCACGGCAGGGATGCAGTTCGTGCGCAGCCGCGCGTTGAGCCCTAGGGACTGCAGCGCCTTGATCTGCGCCTGCGCGTCGGTGGTATCGCCGTACTTGGCGCGGATCTTGTTATAGGCATTATCGTTGGCAATTTTGCCGTAGAACCGGCTTACCATGGCAGCGCTGCTGCTGAAGCATTCGCGGTAGCCGGTGCCGCTGGCGTTGTCGTTCTGTGCCTCATAAGGGACGCGCAACAAAATGCCCTGCTGTTGCAGTTGTGGGGTGCCTTTTTGCCACAGTGCCCCTTCGGCCTTACGGCGGCGCAGTAGGCCGGCTTCGACATTCGTACCAGGGTTGCGGTAAAGCAGCAGTGCCGCTGGTACGGCAGCAAAGTCCTTGTCGCGCAGCGCTGCGCTGATGGTGTCGAACCCAGGCTTGCCGTAAAAGTCGGCGCCCAAGTTGTAGGCGAAACTTACAAGTGCGCAGCGCTGCGGATCGTTTAACGTGGCCCAGCTGGGCACGGTGGAGCGGAGGCGTTCGGCGATGCGGTCCACCTCAAGGCGGAGCAGCATGTCGGCTTCGATTACGTTGATCTTGTCGCCGCGTTTTACGGGGTCGCCAGCGCCATAGCGCGTTGTGCCGTAACCGATCGTCCAAGGATCGCCGCCGCTTAGCGGATCGGGATAGGCGCTAAGATGGCAGCCTTCAAATTCCTTGATTAGCTGGATCGCATCAGCTAAGTCGGTCTGCTTGCCTGGGACGCTCCAGGTCTTGAACCACGGCTGATCGCGGCTTAGGAGGTGGGGAGCACGTTTGTTGATGGCCGCTTCCAACTCACTTATGGCGGCGATTTGATGGGGTAAGCCCTTGTAATAACGGAACAGATCAATTAGGCGCAGGCGTTGTGTAGACATTAGCTTCGGCTCACCACTACTGCTTAGCGCTTGACGAGAGGACTAATTACGCCGGCCAGAATCTCAACAGCGCGATAGGCCTTTACGGCCAAACGGGTGTAGGCGTCGAGGGCTTCATCATCGCGCGGAGTTGGCGTAAGGTTCACCACCACGACTGCAACGCCGTGAACGGCGACGGCCAGAGCCAGATAGTCGGAGAGGCGGTCCATGGGTCAGCGGCCGGGGCGTGCTTCTAGCTTAGATACCCGCTGTTCAACTGTTGAGAGGCGGCCGAAGGTTTCGCGGCGATCCTCTTTCATGTCTGTGTGTAGCACTTCTAGCTGAGCTGCTATGTGCTCTACTGCTGTGGTTAGTTTTATTACGGCGTCGCGGGCTTCGTCGCTGCGCCTGCTAAAGCCCATGGCGCCCATCGCTGCGACTGAGATGGAGGCTCCCGCAATGGCGGCGATGACTTCGATCATGGGCTTCGCGTTAGGGAAGCAGTCCTCCTAGGGGGCGGGTGGAGGACTGCATGTAATTCACAGCCTAACGACCCTGCCCGCGTGACTTCTTTTTGCCTACGCGGCGGGGTCTGCTGTGGAGGCCCTGGCCTTGGCTGGTTGTCTTGGGCGGTCCCTGTGTATGGCCGCTGCGGCCGAGGGATCCGGTCTTGGCCTTTACTGCCACGGCAGATCAGGCGAGATGATCGGCGGGTTAGCCAGCGCGGCCAGTTGGCCGGCGAGGTTCCGCTCAAGCTCCTCAACATCCAACTGAGTCTCAAGCCAAGCAATCACTTGGTCCTTGGTCAGTTCGGCGTAAGGGGTGAAGTCATCAGGATCCACTTCGCCGACGCCGATGCTGCCGTAGCAGTCAGCGGTGTGCGTACCATCAGTGGCTTGGTAGCGCCAGTGGATGGTTTTTACCACGTCCTCTAGGTTGTTCTCCTGTGGGGCGCAGTCCAGCTGGGAGATGAGCCAGGTGTAGGTGATGTCAGGCATCGGTTTGCTCGGTTTCGGTTTCGGTCAGCTCGGCGTTAGCCGGCTGAGCTTCGGTGATCTCGACGCTTTCCAGGTAACCGACCAGCGTGGCGCCGGCGGACTGGATAAGGAGGGCGTTGCCGGTCGCTTTCGCGGTGGCGTAAGCCTCGATCAGCTCGACCAGCTTTTGCTTGGACTCGGACATGAGGTGGGGTTAGATGGTGAAAGTGTAGCTGCTGTCAATCAGTCAACATCACTCATACAGAATGTTCACAGTGCCTCCGTCAAAGGATGCACTGCCGCCTGTTGTGGTGATGCGGATGCGATCCAATGTTGCAGAAACGCCTTTTGATCCACCGCTGATAAATACAAGGTCATCATTGTCACGGGCTACTGTGCTGGATAGCACCCATGTGTTGCCAGAAACTTTAGTAATAACAGCGTGACCAGAAACGGTATCACTCGCGGCTCCTATAGCAAGTGGGAATGTGCTGGCCGATCCGCTGCTGCCTGTACTTGGACCTGTCCATGCAAGACCTCCGGTGTAGCCAGAAGTTTCAATGCCGCCACTATCTCCTAGCTGAACTGCGAGTGTGGCAGAGGCATCCGTGCTCACGGCGTCAATCATCACGGTAATGCGCTTTACCGATGATGGAATGCCGGTGAAATCAACGGCAGTGCCTGTTGCGCTTACGGCGGTGCCGGCGGTGAGTGCGGCAACAGTTGTCCACGATGGCGACGAACCAGAGCCGTTGCTGGTGAGCACTTGGCCGCTGGTGCCGTAGTTGGCGCCGCCAATGCCGATCTGACCGGAGGTGCCGATGCGCAGGTACTCGCTTTCACTGCCACCAACGGACTTGCTAAAGGTGAAGTCGTGACTGGTGCTAGTGGCTTGGCCAAACACCCACTCAGCCGTGGCTCCTCCGTTGTAGAGGTGATACCGGGCCTGGCCAGGAGAACTGGGCGAGATGCGGATGTTGCCAATCGTGGCCGAAGGTGCAGCCAACGCAACATCGAAGCTTGTTCCAGGGGCTGTGGTGTTTAGGCCAAGGCGGCCGGCTGACGTGATGCGAAGGCGTTCACTATCTCCAGATGCAAATTTAAGATTTAAAGAAGAATCGCACGCAATAAACCCATACTGCGTTGATACACCGGTGTCGGTGAATTGGATTGCCGCAGCCCCTGCAGTTGCATTTGCGCGGAATCGTGCTGCATAGCCAATGCCTGCAGTTGTGTCTGCGCTAGTAACATCTAACCTGTAACCTGGGCTCGAGTTTCCAATCCCCACGCTGCCTGCTTCACTTATTGTCATCCGGCGCTGAAGCGACTGCCCCGCCGTACCATTAGGGCGCGTGAAGAAACCTAGGCCGCCTTGTAATTCTGTTCCTGTTGCATTTACTAACAACCCTTGAACGGTTGCCATAGGCGAAGATGACGGCAATGCCGCAATGCCAAAATTGACTATTCCGCCTGCATCAGTTGTGTTTGCTCCTGTAGAAATGGTCAGCTCGCCACTGTTCAGGTGAAGGCGAGTGTTGGGGCTGCTCGTCCCAATCCCCACGCTGCCGGAGCTGTCGATGGCAAGGTTTGTTGACCCTCGACTGTTGTTGCCAATCCTGAACTGATCTGTTGCGCGATCGGCCCAGATCTGCCAATTCCGTTGTCCTTGGTTTTCAAGCGAAATGCCGGCGCTGTTGCTCCCGGCATCTGTCGCACTGATGTTGATCTGCGCATTGCCGTTCTCCAGCACATGCAGCAGGCTGGCCGGTGACAGCGTGCCAATTCCCACGCGGCCGGTGGTGTCAACTGTCAGATAATCAGACTCTGAACCCGCGACGCTTTTGCTCAGCTTGAAGCTGTGGTCTGTGCCGGTCTTTTGACCAAAAATCCACTCAGCCTGGCCGCCTTGGTTATACAGGCGCATCCGTGCTTGGCCTGCAGCCGGTGGGGCAACAAGGAAATTACCTGTTGTGGCAGAAGCCGCAGCCTGTGCAATGTGCAAGCCCACTACCGGGCTCAGCGTGCCGATGCCGACATTACCGCTTGCGTCAACGATGATTCGCGCTGTGCTGCTCGTCGCAACGCCAAACACATTGGTAGATGGCAGGTAAACGCCTGTGGCTGGCACGGTGTTGCCCGTGGGTATCAATGCGGTGCCACTGACGCTGCCCGTGCTGGTGATTGCCCCAGAGCCCAATGTGCCGCCAATGGTGGCGTTGCCTGTGGTGCTGAGACCGGTCAGCGCATAGGTGCTGGTTAGCTCTGCCCAGCTGCTGCCGTTCCACTTCTGCCAGCGGTTGACCGAGCTGTTCCAGCGGATGGCGTTTGTGGGGATGTTGCTACTGGTTGTGCCGTCAAACTGCAGCGCCAGGTCCGTGTCGCGGTCCTTGACCTCCGTGAGGAAGTTGGTGTAGGTGCTGGTCAGCAGTGGGTTGGACCAGTTGGCCATGGCTTAGCTTCCTCGGGCTTGCCAGCTGAAGGGGCCGCTCACCCGGTTGCCCGAGGTATCGAACAGCAGCACCTTGAAGCTGGTGGGATTGGCGACGTCCACAAAATCATAGATCGCGATTCTGGGCGTCGTTCCGCTTGGTGTGACACCAATGCTTTCAATATCCACAAACGGCACATTGAAGTTGACCGTCGTTCCACCAGTATCCGCAGAGTTTGCCGTGCCATTGCCCATGTCGTTCTTGATCTTGATGTCGAGGCGGACGTTCAGTCCACTGAGCTGCAGCAGGTCATCGCCGCCAGCACTGGTGAAGTCGTAACGGACCTTCACGTAGCGGAAGTTGGTGGCATAGATGGACTCTTGGTTTGCGTAGTCGGTCCAAGGGTCGCCAGATGCGGTTTTTACGCTGATCGTTGGGGTTACCGTCACAGAGCCCGCCACAGCCTGCCGTGTGAGCGTTGAGGTGATCTTGGTGCCAGCCAGCACGGTGCTGTAGTCGAACTCCTCGACGTAGCTGCCGGTGGTGGTAGACGGCATGGCGTAGATGGTGAAGCCAGCGCTCACTTGGTCCTGCAGTGTGCTCCAGCCGCGGGAGGTGAAGTGCGACTGCCAAGTTTCTGTCGTATCTACCGTTGCCAGCAGGCCCGTGCCATTGGGCGTCAGGTTGGTGGAGGTGCCGCTAAAGGTGCTGTTGATGTCCGAGCGCAGGATGTAATCCGGAGGCTGGTTGACGAGGGCGGAGACACTGGCCGGGGTGCCTTCGTTGCCTGCACTGTCGATGCCCGCCAGCCAGTAGGTGTAGGCGCCAGAGACGGTCTCGAATACCGTGGTGAACAGCCCCTGTTTGGTGCCGACCGAGGTGCCGCCTGCGTAGGTAGTGCCGCGGCGTAGTTCGTAGTAGACGATGGGCAGCGTTTGTGTTGAATCGGTCCAGCGCAGCAACACGTTGTTGTCAATCACTTGCTGGCTGATCACAGGCGCCGATGGTGATGTGACCACTACGTCTTGGAATTGCTCGGGGCCTTGTTTGCCGATAACGTCAACTGCCGCTACCCAGAATCGCTGCGTGCCTGTCCAGTCAACCTTCAAGCTGTAGGTAGTGGACTTGATTTCAGCCAATAAGGTAGCTGATGCAAAGGTGTTGCCCCTGAGCACTTTGTAATAGGCCGTTTCGAGGCTGCCCTGCACGGGATCCCAGCTCAACAGAACCTGCTCGCCCCTGAAAGTATTTTGCACATTAGGAGCTGGTGGTGCCGTGGGGGCGATAGCAACAGTTGCAGCAGCGCCAAGATTATTGTTTGCGTCAACAGCTTGGACGGTAAATGTCTGCGAACCTGTCCAGTCGATACGCGTGGTGTAGCTTGTAGATTGCAAAATTGCAACAGTTGCGTCGTTGCGTGCAATTCGGTAAAAGCGCGTTTTTGTCGTACCGTTTACTTCGCTCCAAGTCAGTACGGCGTTTTGGCCTGTGTAAGAAACGGAGACAGTTGGCGCGGCGGCTTGGGTGATTGTGACTGTTGCTGAACCTTCGGCGCTCTCGTTGCCGGCCAAGTCCACCGCTTTCACGTAGAAAGTCCGCACGCCGTTCCAGATGATCGGTAGCGAGGTGGTGGTGGTCTTGATTTCGCCAATGGCACCGGCGCTGGACCGGACCACGTAAGCGGCAATGGAGTAGCTGCCGGTTGATGCCGGCCAGCTCAGTGTCACCAAGTCGCCAGCCACTGTGGCGGTGACAGTCGGCGCAGTAGGCGGACTGATCGTGACGGTGGTGCTCGCTGCTGTGGCGCTGTAGATGCCAGAGGTGTCAATCGCGCGAATTAAATAGGTGAGGGTACCGGGGGCCAGTTGGCCAAGTTTATAGCTAGTTGCAGCGACCCTAGTAACGAATGTGGAGGAGGCCCACGTACTGCCTTGACGAATTTCGTATTCGCTTAGGTCGAGGTCTGCAATTGAGTTCCAAGTCAGTGTAACACCGATGTTCCCATCTAAGACTGATGTAAAGCCGGTGACGTTGGCCGGAGGAGCGGTCTTGCCTAGCGCATTGATGCTATCTGTTGCTGCGGTAGTGGACAGCTTCATTGCGGCGTTCATTGAGAACACCTGTACCTCGAATAGGCCGGGAGTGATGTCTAGGATTTCGTAGTCATTGGTCAGGACGTCAGCAATGCTCCAATTGGCATTGTCCTTACGCCACTTAACGCGGTACTGGGCGATACCTAGGACACTAGGCCATGAGGCAATTACCTTGGCGCGGACTTGGCTTTGGTATGTGTAGAGGGTTTCGCTGAGATTTAAGGTGGTGGGGGCATCTGGTATCTCGTTTAGATCGGATACATCGCGCTGTGTTAAGGGGCGTCCTCGCTCGACGTAGGCGTATTTGCTTGAGTTATAGGCCAGTGCGCTTATTTGATACTGTGCTTGGTCTTGCTCGGTGACGCTTAGGACACGCCATGTGGAGGTCTGGATGCTAGCGTTTTCTAAGATCCAGATGCTGTTTGCGTTGGGAGCAGTAGGCAGCGCGGATGTGAGTGTGATTACCTTGCTAACGATTGTAGATACGTTTCGTGTTGCAACTGTTCCGTCTGGAAGAATGACAGATAGAGTGGCACCGGTTGCGCTAAGCCCTGCTGCGTCGTCAACTGTGACGGTGGTGGTAGTTGCGGCTGCGATGCGACCCCCGCGACGGGCGCCAGCTCGTACGGGGTCGCTGACCTCGATGATCTGGCCAGGGCGCACCATTACACCGGCATCAATGCTGGCGGTAAAGGCGACTACTTCGCCCTCGTACTGCTCTGAGTAGAGCAGCCACTCGCCGATACGCCCTGCCTGCGCTCTACTCGTACAGGCAAATGCACTAATTTCCGTAGTGATTGCTCCGTACTTGGCAATAGACGCCTGATCCTCTACTACCTCATAGGCTGTATCCCGCAGCTCTAAGTCCAGATAACTTACGATTGCTACGTTTGGACGGGTTTTTAAGCTGCTGCTTGAATACGTGAATCCCTCTTCTGCGACGTTGGCAAGCGTAAATAGGTAAGCGGTATCACCAGGCTTATCCTGACTTACGGTTAGTGCGCCTGCGCTCCAGTATGGCATTGCCCGAAATACCGAGCACATGTCATTGATGAGTTTGTAGGCTTCTTCTTGAGTTTGGATGTTTACGTTGCAAGAGAAGCGAGGTTCTTGACCGCCGAAGCCATTGGGTACTAGCTCCGCGCAGTATTGACTTGCGGAGTAGAATGCCCACTTATCGAGCTGAGCGGCGTTGATGTGATTGCCGAAGCCGTAACGAGTTGAGGTAAGTAAGTCGTAGAGGATCCAGGCGGGGTCGCTACACCACTGCGCAGCTCCAAAGCTGCCGTTCCACACACCGGCGTAGATAAGGCGACCGGTAACGGAATCGACGGTCGCGTTTGATGGGATGCGGATTTTGATGCCACGGATGAGGTAAGAGCGTGTGGGTATGGAGTTAAACTGCTCAGCATCAACGCGAAGAGCTACGAGGGCGCTGTTTGGGTACCGGAGTTTGGCGTAGGTGAGTTCTGTGTAACTGGCCCAGCTGAAGGCGTTTGTGATTTTGGCAGAAGCGCCTCCAGGGGCATCCTGCTCTGAGCTGTCGCCTGTAACTCGCGTAACTTTAATGTTTACAGGCTTAGATCCTGTAAGGGGTACTAGGTACGTGCGCTGATAAAGATCGGCGGTGCGCCCTCGTACGATCTCGTCAATAACTGTGGTGTAACCACCGCCGGAATACTGTGTAGCAATTTGTAACCTAAATACGCTGCCTACAATGTCTCCTTGATCGGTAATGCGTTGCAAGGCAGGTATGTTAATGGTTACTCGTGCTGCATCGACAGTTGTATCTGTGATGGTGCGTACAACTGGGGTAGCTTGTAACACCGTGACGCCTACAGCTACTTCGTTCTCAACTGCGTCAGTTGAGGGGATGTAGCTCTGGTCCTGCGTGCCGTTACGTGCCCATACAGTTACGTTGGAGAAGTTGTAAGAGCCGTCAGCATTTTGCAGGGGAGTATTGTTTAGGAAGATTGACTTATAGTTATCCTTTAATCCTTCGATTTCGCCTTCACTAATCAAGTCAATTAGGCTGGCGTATTGGGTGGAGTCAAGGGTGTCGGCAGCTTCGGTGGGGGTGTAGGTCTGGCCGCCGCCACTGCCTTTTGTCGGTTCTGGTCCGCCCGCGCCGGCGATGAGCCCGGTGCCGAGGCCGGCGTTATGGACGCGGAGGCCCCCCGCGATGAACGTGTGGTGACCCTCGACGGTGAGGTTGTAAACGGTATCGCAGCCGAGGGCTGTCCGCTCTACGATCGGCCGCAGATGGCCGTTTTCATCTACCAGGCAATCATCGCCGCCCAGCGTGCCGATCTCTACGAAAGCGTTGTATTGGTTGAGGACCCAATGGTTGGGGGTTGCGTCCAGTACGGCGCCGCCCCAAAGCCTGTAGCGGACTACCTCCTCGCCTTCATGAACGTGGACCTTGAGGATTTTGGCAGCATGGAGCTTGCCACGATCATCAAAGCTGAGTACCACATCGCCTGGGTGCAGTTCGTCGATGCGGCGGTGGCCGTCTGGTGTGCGAACCAGCGTGTGGCCAAGAAAACAGCCACCTGCACCACCTGCACCGACGATCCGTGTCATACCGTCACCTGTACCGTGTCGATGCCTGCAGAGATCACTACAGAGCCCACCAAGGTTTCGCCATAGACAATAGGCACCGGTACACCTTGCCTAGACGTATTTTGGATTCCACTAAAACTGTAGGACTTGCGGGGATCTTTGGCTGTATCTACCGTGGTTTGCGTTGTCGGTATGACTGGTACAGGGGTAAGCAGCTGGGATACGCCGCCGAGCACCAAGCTGGCGCCGAGGCCAGTAATCAAGGCGTAAGCGGTAGGACCGGCCCATGCCGCAAAGCCAGGTATGAAAGACAGCGCAAGTAGTCCGACACCAGCAATAATCCGCCCCGCAGCGCCAGCGCCGGCCACCACTGGCACGATCTTGATCTCTTGGCTGCCGGCTGGATCGTGGATCTCGTCAAGCGATAGGTCGTAGGTGCCGACGCTTACGCGGTAGTGCTGTTCCGCCATGTGGCGTTCCAGCTGGGGGAAATTGGTTACAAGGAAGCGAACAGCCTCGGCTGCGTTGGAGACTTCGGCTTCGAACTTGCGGCGCTTCAGGAACTTGGCCAAGCGCCCGTAGATGCGGATTGTGCGCAACATCACGTCAGCTCTAGCCTCTCTGCATTGTAATGGCGGAGACGGCGGCCGACGCACTTGAGGAGCCAGCCTCCTAGGAGATCTCTGCTGCTGAGCCGGCCACGAATGTGATGCAGCACCAGCTGGTCGCCGATGTAAACGCCGACGTGATTGAGGCCGGGGCCGCTGATGCTCATCAGCACCGCGTCGCCGGGCTCCAACGGTTCCTCCTCTTCGTTCAGTTCTCGGAAGCCCGCGTCCTTCCAGTAGCGATCGAACAGAGGATCTGCCTCGAATGCTTCAGGGGTAAGCGGACGGTTCCAATCTGGGAGATCTAGGCCATGCTCGACGTACCAGTCACGGGCCAGCGTCCAGCAGTCGGTGATGCCCCATGCCCATTCGCGGCCGACTAGGGGTGCCTTGTAGCCGGATGGTTCGCAGCCGCCCCACACCTCGGTTTTGGGGTTGACAATATGCCACGGTAGGCCGCTGTTTTCGCAGGCCACCAGATCAGGGCCGCTGGGTTGTGGCGGGGTGACCGGATGGCTATGGACCACCGCGATGATTTCGCCGGCATCTTCGGCGGCTGCGTAGTCATCCGGATTGAGGATGAACTGGTCTGCACCGGTGCAGAGGTTCTGGCACGGCCAGTAGCGTTCGCGGCCTTTGACGACCACCACTAAGCCGCACGCCTCACGCGGATCCTCTGCCTTTGCGTGCATGAGTGCAGCATCACGCCAAGTAAGTGGTGTGGGATCAGTAGGTGAGGTGTTCATACGGACTTAGGCAAAATAGGTACCTACTCCAGGGAAAGATCCGAAGGGTAATTCAGCGTTTGTTCCAAACCGTACTTTACAGCTATTTAACCGCTTACCGCAAACGTCCTGTGCAGCGCTGGCCACGGACTGATCACTTTCGTTGAAATAGTTGGTTCCTGTGTAGCCACATTCGGCGGAACGATATACCCACTGGCATATGTTGCTGATGCACTGGCGCTTGGGGGCTCGAACACCGATGAGGTCAAAGGCGGCTGCCAGCTCAAACTCCACTACATCGCGGGTTTCGGCTGCTTTGCGATCGACGTAGTAGACCTCGCGTGGAAATTCAGCCGTGGGGTCCGGGGTGCCGTAGGGATTGACCCCGCCGGGGAAGTTCACAGCGTCGATGTACCGGGCTAGGGTGCGGATGCGCGTTACCTTGGCGCCCTCTAGTCCTGCAGGAAGACTCAGCAGGATCGACGTGATGGTGCCAAGGATGTTGCTGCAGCGGATCCGGGGCCTAGGTAGGACGCCCTTACCTTCGTAGGCAAAGCCATCAGCCTCGACGGGAAAACGTGTGTAGGAATTACCTGCCCACACCAGCTCGCCGTTGCTGTTGAGGCTTGTGCCCGCGTGGAAGCGGTATGTGGTTGTTACGCCATGCTGCAGTGCGTTTAGCTCTAGGGTAAACAGCTCGATTACGGCGCTTGGGGAAATTGCCTGTAGATCGGAGATAGGGACGGCCATAAATTTTAAGGTTCGTAGACCTGACGGAACGTGGCTCTAATCTGGTTATTATTGCAGTTACTAAGGGTCAGCTGCCAGTCGTCGCAAACGTATTTACCGGCCGTTCCCCGGGGAGGAGTCCAGTCGAAGCTCTCTACGCCGCCTCGTGCGTCTAGGAAGGCGAGGATCAGATCGCGCTCGGCGTCTGTGCGGTTAGAAAATACCAACTGCCACTCCTTGGGGTTGGTGTTAAGACCGAATCGTATGCGTTGTTCGTAGCCATCTCCTGATGCAAATTTGCGTACACGAGGCTTACTTACCTCTGTGGGCTCGTATGAACTGATGTAGGTAAATGTTGCCATGATTACACCTTACCTATTCAGGAGGCCGCCAGGTCGGCGCTGTTTAATCAATTCTGCCTGAACTGCCTGGGCAACTACTCGACCGAGTTGCTCGCCTTGGCCAGCGTCACCTTGAACTGCGGTGCCACTTGCGTCAACGCTGACGTTCACGGTAACAGGGGTGCCTCCGCCTGCCTGCTCGACGCCGAGGCGCCCATTGGGGAGGCGGCGGAGCGGCATGATCGCTTCCGGGCCAGCCTCGCCCATAAGCCCGAGGCGGCCGGCGCCGCCGTTGGCAAACTTGAACAGGGTGGGCTTGTTGACGATGCCGCCCATGGCGAAGGGGACGATGCCGTTCTTCGCAAAAGCGCCGCCCATGGCAAAACCGAAGTTCGGTCCAGCGGCCCCTTTGCCCGTAATTGGATCGAAGTACCCCTTACCGAAGCTACCACCACCAGGAGCAACGGCGCCGATGATCTGCATAACGCTGCGCAGAATTAGCTGCTGAATGATCATGCGAGCGGTGTCCTTAAGGATCGAGGCGGCGAACTCGCGGAAGTTGGCGGTGCCGGTGGTGACGAGGCTGAAGATGGCGTCCTCGACGCCCTTGATGCCGGTCTGGGCGAGCTGGGCCGTGGCCTCGCGCATGGTGCCGATCGACTCGACGTATTTCTGAGCGCCTTCGCGTATGCCGAGGCCGATGCGATCGTCCTGGCGCAAGCGTAGCAAGCGCTGTTGCTTATCTAATTCTTCCGTTTGGCGCATAAGTACACTGTATTGATCGTTTAGTACACTTAAGCGCCCTTCATAAAGTGCGTTAATGGCCTTTACATCTAATCCCTGCCGTATGGCTTCTTGGCGCTCAGCGTCTAAACGTGCTCTACGCTTGGTGTAGTTCAGTTCTTCCTGTGCGAACTGCCGAGCAAGCTCGGTGTTTACGCCTGTATTTAGATATTTTGCCTGTAGGTTAAGTAGGACATTCTGTTCTTGTAGATTTTGTACCTGCTTATTGCTTTCTTCTGTGATAGACGTAAAACGATCTCTAATAGCAGCCGCTTCTTGTTCCGTTACTAGCCGTTCTTCTGTACCGCGCTGCTCAGCCGTGGAGCGATTTAAGGCCGCTGTACCCGGTATATCAAACTGTTTCGACATTGGAAGCGAACGCATAGGCGACGTTGTAGGCGCCGAAGGCACAAGGGGTTTGAGCTGCTGCAGGCGACCCTGCAGTGCCTGTATCTGCGTATCTATTCCTGCTATATTAGACAGACTTAATTTGTAGTTAGCGATAGCTGTTCTTGAGCTAGTCAGTAGCTCCTCTGCCGTCCAGGTTGTTTCTGTTTGTGTACCGGGTTCAACAGCGACAAGCCCAGTACCTGCAGCAAGCGTAGCGTTTAAGACAGCCCGCTGCATATAGAGACCTGCAAGTTTTCCAGCAGTCTCTAGACGCTTGCTGGCTGCTTTGGTCCCTTCTTCGACAATTCTGGCTACGTTTTTGGCGTACTCACGCTGTATATTACCGATCTGTTTAGCGTATGCTTCATTAGCTTTATTTATGTCATCGGCTACTTTCTTTTGGAAATCAGCCAACAGGCGAGCACGTTGGGTCTGTTTGTCGTTGTACTCTTCGTCGATGCGAATACGATCTTCTCTACTCTTGCGTAAAATTTCGCTAATACCACGCTCTGCATCAACAAGATAAGGGTTTTGCTCAGTTTCTGCGCGGAATGAAAGCTGCGCAGCTGCCTGCAGATCACTCAGTTCTCTGCGGTTTCTGGCTATAGCGCGTTCAGCCGTAAGGCGTTCATCGGCGAATTGGCGCTCCAGCTGGCGGACTTGTTCAACAGCCTGCTTGCGTATGTCGGCGAGTTGTTCCTCACGTTGGATACGTGCTTGTGCAAGCGCTTCTTCGCGTTGCTCAATAGCACTTAAAAGCGACTTTGCGCGATCTGCCGCAGCCGGATCTTCACTACCGCTACCCGCACCCCGTTTACCGCGACGTGTGTAATCATCGGCAAGCTTTAGAGCTTCGCGTAAGCTCTGTATCCGCGACTCAAAAGAAGATACAGTCTTACCTGTCTGTTGTTGCGTAGGTGTACCTTGTCCAAAAGTCTCGTCAAAGATAAATTGGAATATATTGCGTGTCTTTACCGCGTTAAGACGGTCCTTAGCTTCTTGTACTTTTCCTTCGTATGTACGAATAGCCTCTTCGACAGCTGCTACGGTCGTACCACCGCCGATGATGCGCTCCGCAATCTCCTTGGCATTTCCAGTGGGGCCTGGAGTTCCTCCGAGGGCGCGTTCGGCGGCATCCCCGAAGGCATACAGCTGCTGGCCCAGCCAGAGCAGAGATTCAGCGGCTTCGGCTGCAAAGTTTTGGAAGCCTGCGCCGCTTTCCTTAAGGCTTCTGCCAACAGCTAAGCGCAGATTCTCAAGCGCCTTTTCCATACGCCTACCTGCGTACTCGGTGCTGTCAGCAAGGGTTTCCACATATTTACCACCGTCTTTATAATTCTTACGAGCAAACGTGATGAATTGCTCAATAGTTACACTGCCGGCTTGGAACGCTTGATCAAGTTCTTGCACGGACATCCTGTTCGCCTGCGCGAACTTGATGACAGCACCGGGAAAACGCTCACCAAGCTGGCCCCTGACCTCCTCAGCTGCCGCTTTTCCCTTGCTGAGAATCTGTACGACGGCACGCATAGCACCATCTACATCAGCAAGACTTCCCCCTGTTTTAAGTACGGCAGAGGCGGTACCTTCTAGGATTTGTCGCGTATCATTAGCACTATAGTTAAGCTCTACAGTAGAAGCCCGCAGCTGTGTGTAGTACCTGTAAGTATCCGCAAGCGGTATAAGTAGTGACTGGCTAGCGCCTTCGACCGCCCTTGTAGACGCCTCAAACTCCCTTAGGTCTGTAGATACGCTTGCAAGTCCTATGCGCAATTTGCTTATCGCTGCCGCCTGCTCGGTAAACACGCCTATCTGTTGGCGTACCATACCAACCTGCGCGCCAAAAGCCGCGCCAGCGAAAGCGCCGCCCACGCCGCCCACGGCCAAACCGCCGAGACCGCCGATCAGGCCCTCGGGGCCGCCAAAGATGCCACCGCTAAGCGCCGCGCCGACGCCCTGGGCGAGCTGCATCCCGCTTAGGCGGCGACCCCCAGTAATGCGCTCCCGTTGTGCCGTGAGCTGCTCCAGCTTTTTGGATGCTGTGTCGAATGCTGGCGCGGTACGGCCGACGGCATTGCGTAGTTCGGTCCACACGCCTATCTGCGCTTCCAGACTATTTACGCTGCCGTTACTTGCTTTTGTAGTCTTATCAATATCGACGTAAATATCGCGCAAGGGGCGCCGAGAACGCTCCACTGACTTACCTAAGGTGTCGTATGCTTGCGCGGCTTCAGTTATGACTCGCGTTCTATTCTTCTTTTCTTGATCCGAGGTCATCACCGGACCAATGGGTACCCCAGTAGCACTACCTAGTGACGCTGCGCCGAAGAAACGTTCAACCCCACCCAATCCGGCCTGCTGACCAAGGGCAGAAACTTCGCCTGTAGAACTTGTGGAGGTTGAACGCCTACCTCTACGCACCCGTACACCCTCGCCAGCGCTTATTTCCAGTCCCGTACCACGGGCTGAAGTTTGCCCAGCGGCAGGAAGTAGAAGAGGTGTACCGCTTACGCCAGCGCGTACACGTTGGCCGAGTTCGGCGAGCGCAGCCTCCTGCTGGCGTACCATCCCTCGATTGAAATAGTTATCGCGGATGCGTGCATTAGCGGCGTTCTGCTCGGCCGTAGCAGCCTGCGTCGCCATAGTGCTTACATTACGATATGCGCCAGCAAGATCGTTAAGCTGCTTTTCTAAAACACGAACCTGGTTAGCGTTTTGTGCGTAGGCAGCACTGCCTTCGGAGGTTGTGGTATCAAGTTGCTGCATTTCTGCACGCAACGCTGTTACTACTTCCTGTAAATTGCGTGTACTGTTTGCTACGGTTTTGGTTTGTACGCCCATTAGCAGCGCTTGAGCGTAGCCGCGTGCCACTTCAGTAGACTGCCGCTGCACGCCCGTCAGCTGCATAAGCGTTTGCAGGTATTCAATACTGTTGCGGTCTAAGTTAGCGAGGTCTTGTTGCAGTTCCTTTATTTGTTGTGCGTAGGCAGCGTTTGTATTTGGTAATTCGGGCAGGGAGGCACCTTCAAAACCAAAGCGGCGCAGGTACTCAGGGTCTTGTGTTATCGCTGCGGATTCGCTTACGCGGCGGCGCTCCAGGATGCGCGGGGCGCCAGAAAGCTGATTGAGGCGACGTTGTGCCGTAGCCAGCTTGTCGGCGGATGCAGTACCTTCTTTAAGGATGCGATTGTAGTCTTCCCACTGCTTAAGTACCTTGTCTGGCTTTACCGCCAACATGGCGGTCAAGGAACTGTAATGCTTTTTATTTGTTATTTCTCCCTGTTCTAAGGTAGCTGTAAGCCGCTGAATATCTGCGCCTAGCTGCTGGTGTACTTTACTGTTTAAGGTAGCTTGATTTCTGAGGTCTTGAAGAGATTTTACATGCTCGCGTATAGATACTGCGGACTGCGCATGAGCCTTTGACTCATCGACAATAATGTCACGCAAGGCTGTAATTTGCGTGTCTGTAAGGCGTGACTCTTGGCGCAACTGTGCCAAGTCTTTATTTAGGCTTTGCCATACGTCGGAGCCACGCCTAGCCTCGCCGACTAAAGCAGTAAAGGCATCGGTAAGCCCCTTGTTAGCTCGGGCGGTATCTCCTAGTTCGGTTTTTAGCTCAAGCAGCCGTTTGCGAGCAGCATCAAGCTGATCATCCGTACCTCTTGTTACTTTTGTAAGTTCTCTAAAGGAACTGCGTAGCTTATTTAATTCTTCAAAACCTTGAATACCTAGCTGTACAACAATATCCTCAATCTGCTTAGCCATCCTGCTTATCCTCCCCCTTAGCCAACGCGCTGAGAGCGGCAGTTTCCATGATCTGCAGGCCCTCCAGCATGTCGAGGCGGTCGTCCACGCAGTATAGGTCCATCAGGCCGCCAGGCATCAGCAGCACCTCGTATTTCAAACCGAGATAGCCCGCCATGGTGGTGTTCCACTGCGTCTGCATTCTTAGGAACATCATTACGATGTCCCAGTTTTCGTCCCAGACCTCGTAAGGGGCGGCGGGTTCGGATTGCGCATCTTCGGGTAAGGCTAAGCCGAAGACTTTGGCATCGTCTTCGGTCTTATCCTCTTCGCGCTTAGTGCTTCCGCTTACCCAGAACTCCGCCGCACCCTTCAGTTTCCCGACTTAGCGCCGTCGAAGGTCTCGGTGTAAGCCTTCAGGACACCGCGCACCCAGTAGGGGTCGTCGGCGAAGTCGGTGAGCGCTTCGATGGAGAAGGGGAGGTCGGTGCCGTCTTCGTCGCTGATGCCGTTCCAGCCGAGCACGACGGCTTTGAGCAGGGGCAGATCGCCCTTCTCGCTGAGCTTGCCGAACTCCTTACGGCCCAGGCGCTTGAAGGTGATGTCGAAGGTGCTGGAATCGAACGTGCCGCCGTCAGCAGGTTCTTCGATGGTTACAGGCCACTTGAAGGTCTTGACCTTCTTGCGAACGAACGCCATAAGTTGAGGGGCGTAAATGGGATGCGTTCGTACTATAGGCGCAAAAAAGCTAAGCCGGAAGCGAAGGTGCTTGCGGCTTAGCTAAGGCGGGTAAGCTGAGGTGCTCAGCCTTCGGCGACGGAGCTAAGCGGTTGCGCCGGCGCAGTGTCCGCTTCCGGCTGAGCGGGCGGCTCAACTTGCGTGGCTTCCGACTTAGCGTCCAGCTGAGGCTGAGCGGCGTCCGGCTTAGCGGGCTCGGTGCGGTCGAGCAGTTGCCACTTGCCGGTTTTCTCGTCGAGTAGGTAGCTGCCTCCCTCGGCCGGGATGGGGTCGGGGGCGGGCAGCGCGGAGGTCTTGGCCATAAGTGGCGTGGGGGTGTGGATGTGTGGGGTGCGCTGCGGCTTAGGTGAACGCGAGACTTACTTCGTCGTTGCCGGCGGTGGTCGGGACGGCGAGGTAGGGGATGTTGAGCATCTGGATGCCGTCCTGGTCGCCGTAGGAGGGGTTGGCGATGTCGCACTGGCCGGCGG